CTACTGTACTGGCAGTGCGAGTGGGCTAAACGTTTTTTACGTACGTGGTGGCATATCATCTACCGTCCCGCGTACCACAACTGGAAGGCCGATATTTACATCAAACGTCTGGCGACTATTGACAGACGTGAGATTGATCATGGTGGGTTCTTGGAGGTAATCGATGAACGAGAGCATTAAAATCATGGAGTTCCTACGTCTGGGGCAAGACCCCACACCGGACTGTCAGATAGACGAGGCCACACGCACGGTGCGGTACGTCTGTACGGACCCACTGGGTAACAAACTCATATGGGCAACCCCTTTCATTGAATACAACAGGCAGGAATCAGTAGAACACCTATGGCGCCTATGTATTGTTGCCTACAACGAAGAACTTGACACCGAGTTGAAACTAGCTGAAATGTGTGAGAGGTTCAATTGGCCAAGTAGTTTTCGTACAGGTACGCTCTTGTTCCGAGAAAGCGGTACTTGGAAAGTCCAATATGGTGGGTTCAGCAGTACGATCATTCCAGAGTGGATTGACATGGCTTTCCCAGACATTCTACCTGACCACTACACGTTACGTAAACGTGAAGACGGTGGTACCGAAATCTTGAAGAACGTCCCACGAGTATAACATGAGAACATTCGTAGTAACACATGTCAGCGGCGGTCAGTCCCATCTGGTTTCAGAGTTGATCCATGCTTCAAATAAATCCGCAGCCATCCAGAAGCACAGTTCAGTACGGGGCGATCCAGAATATGACTGGTTGAGGTACACGTGCGACGCTATGCACTTGGTCGAACGTAGTCTCACAGAAATGTGTGTAGCTGTTTCCGTTTTGGAGTTACACATAACCTCTGATGGTTTCACACAAGAGATCCAACAGTTGACACCTAAACTCTGATACGAAAAAAGCCACCCTATCAATTGATAGGGTGGCTTTTTGTTTAGGTGCAGTTGATGTCGTTATCGTCTAGGCAGACGTCATCGTCATCATCGGGGAAATCGGGTCCGCCACCACCATTGCCTCCATCTTGGTCGAATATGAAGTCAATCCTATAGTTCTCGAAGGTTTCGATTGGTGGGTTGAAGTCCAACTCAGATGTAGTAAGCGTCGTCGTACGGGACACTATCGTTGGTGAAATTGCCTCGATGTTATCACAGTCCTCAGGACGTATCCTCACACCAGCCACGAAGTTCGTGTCTGAGGGTGTAGGTGTACCCTGTGTTGAGTTAGGTCCAAACACGGTGTTAGGTCCATTCAATGTCACGCCTCTATCCCGACCAAGTGCACCAGTAAGGTCGCGGACGTTAGGCAACGTACCACAAGCTCGTGGTTGATCTGGTGCTTCAAATCTTGACGGGTAGGGATCATCGTTTGCGAAAGGCCAATAGAACGGGTGTTCCTCTTGGAACCCGGCTAACACAGGGACTTCAAGCATGAAGTTTATGTTATTCTGTGCCGAATCATATGTCGCTTCGTGAACCACTGTAAGTACAGGGTCGGGGGCAACAAACCCAGTCGCGTTCAACATCGCTGAGTCGAATGTCTCAACAGGGAGTAGGTCTAGGAACCCTCTGAACTGGAATTGCTGCCAGACATTACTAAGCCGTATCAACCAGAAGGTTGCAGCGTGGTAAGCGGTTCTGGCATTTGAATAGATGAACCAGTTGAATTCACGCTCGACGGTACCATACCGAGGTATGTTGTTCCTTAGAATGATCGTCTCAGGTTCTTCAGCGTAGTCGGGCTGGTATCTAATCACCATCTTAGTCACCACATCCTCTGCGGGAGTGGTGGTCACCAAGATTGAACCCAACTCGATGTTGTCTTTGTCAATCACCACATCTGGTGAGTCTGGCCGTTTGGGCAGGTAACGAATAAACGCTGTGCCATCCGTCACCCAGAAACCACAACGAGCTTGGAAGCAAATGTCTTTCATCAGGTCGATGGTGTTGCGGCGTTCAAGCACAGCAAAATCAGATGGGAAGGGTTCGAGAAACTCTCGCACTTCATCAAACGAAGTCTGGTCATAGTCAAGATCGGTGTACTCATCAATGATGTACTTCAAGATATCAACCGTGTTAGGGCCGATGTCCGACCTGTACGTAACAAACACGTCGTCGGACCAACCTTCATCAGGGCGGCTAGACAGCGGGCAGTTCATCACTATGAAGGTCGCCTCAAAAGCTTTGAAGTCGACTTTCAAGACATCATAGTACGAACTTGGGATGTCAACCAGTCGATCTTCACCCTCGAACTGTCGACGTGCTTTCACACAGAGGACATCGCCGGGCGTGATTGACGCAACGTATGAGATTTGCTCATCATCAGCCAGCGTCACACGCGCCCCGGCACCTACAAAGGTGTTGGTGACAGTCGTGGAATTATCATTCGACGCTGGAGTACAGTGGATCTCACCTGCCGCGCGAATAGTTTCCTGAGATGTAATCGTGATGAAAAACCCACCAAGAAAACCACCAAAAGCGGACGGACCTTGTACGTTAATCCTTGGTGGGAAGATTGGAGCGGTGGCAGAGAAATTAAACTCTTGGATTTGAGTTTGGACTATATTCGGGTTACACTCATCAGGTATATTCGCCTCTAACCCATTATCCTCTTCTTCTTCAACCACCTTATTCTGCGTGGCAAGTTCGCGGTTCTGTATTGTGAATTCATCCCCACGCATTATGCCCGTCAAGGTAATGGTATCCCCAACCGTGATACGGATAACCTGATCTTGTGGGAAGTCTTCACCACCCAACACCTGCATCACATCACAACCTTCGCCCAAACTGGCGCTCTCGGAAGTGGCACGTGCATTTATCGCATCACATATATCTCTCTGTTCCCTAGCAGCGATAAGGTCTGCAATAGCCTCCTCTTGGCTTAGGATCTGTTGTTGTAGTGCGACTACAGATGGTTCTGTCATCCAAACGTCAGTCCCTAAGGCGGCATTCTGTGCCGACAGCAACGTCCGACCATAAACTTGACGGGTATGTGTAAGTTGTATGTTTGCGATCTGTAATTGGCTAAAGAACGAACAGTCATCAACAAACTCTCTACCCCTAGATACGAGTCGCCCATTAAAGAATTGACCAGTGAAGGCGCGGAAGATTTCTCCTACCCCTCCCCGTGTTTGTGCGATCAAACCATCTGCGTCTGTGGCGGGATCGAAGCCAACACCACAGGTTGTTGTACCGGACAGGGCTGGGCCGACCTGTACGGCGGGCACGTTAAGAACGGTACCGAAGATACTTGGCCAAGGAACACCAACTAATTCAGAAGGTAGTCCGGGTATCTCACCTTCCTCAGGGGAGAAACCAAACTCAAGGTCTTCCAGTTGGCTAATCACGTTGAACTGAATAGCTCGGGTAGCCTCCTGCCACACGTAAGGCGTATTCAAGTGTCCAGCGAAGATTAGGAACTTGTCTGTGAGTGCCAGACCTTCGAAGTACTGGAAGACCCTCACAGGTACTTGGTTCACAGGGTGGTTGTCCAAGATGTTCTTGATTGTACCGTCTGTGTCGTCCAGTGTGAACGCCAAGCTTTGTGTTGTGTTAGACCGAGACGTATCCAGTACTGAGTCAATGGGGGAAAGCTCAAGGATACGTCCCGGAATGTTTTCCACATCCCGGTCTGCGTAGCTACGTGTACCACCCCCGACCCAATCAATCTCAATGATGTTGATGGGCTCTGTGGCGTACTTCTGCTGGATTGCTGCCAGAGCGGCAGGGTTTAGATTTCTCATTATTGTTTAACTCCCTCAAACGTCAGACTGACATTAACACGTTCAGCCCTAAGGCCTGCACGGGGCGAACCACGGAAGGCGGCACGTCCAGCGAACTCGAATGTAGCTGGGTTTGTTGTGAACTGCCCAACCCAGACATCGCCCTCGTGGTCTTCCACCCGCAGCACTGCTGAGGGGTTGTCACGTAGGAAACTTCTAAGCTCGGTAGCTTTCTCTCTCGTTAGTGCGAACTGCCACACTAATCCTTGTCGTCGCCGACGTTTAACATATGTTCGGCGGGCACCAGATTGTACCCTCTTCACCGCGACGGTTCCGAGGGCAGCTTCGCTATTGCCCAATCTGGGGTTGGGTAGGTTGATTAACCTTGAACCAATTATACTAAACATCGACTAACTCCCCTTCGAATTCGAAACTACCTGTCCAGCGGTTTCTACTGTCTTCAACAATCGGGTCGTCAGGTGTGGTTATTACTCCCACCCAAGCACGGCCTTCATAATCAATCAACCTAATCTCTTCACCCAGATGTTCCTCAAACCACGTGAGTAGTGCCTTACCAACTTCACTCTTCATATTAGAGATAGAGAGTTGTAAGGTCTCAGTGATTGGCCAACACTCAGGGTCGGTGAAGACCAGCAACGTACCACCCCGAGACTCGGTGTTCACACGTGTCACAGTTAGGCGGTAGTTGTTACCAAAGTTGGGACTGGGTAGCAATAACTGGTCCAAGATAGTCCCAGTCGCAGGGCTGATAAGTTGAATCCCATCGGCAGGTTGTACCGCGTCTGGGTAGTCATAGCTCTCAGCAATCTTGTCCCGAATGTCACCTTCGGCGGGGATGCACTGGATGAATACGTTCTCACGAAGTTCAAGGGTGTCACCACCTGAGGCGTTACGCTTGATATCAAGTGAGGCGACTTCAGTTATTTCGAGTGCGTCCCGAGTCGGACAAACGAATTCACAAGTGGCCGACTCATCAAAGTCTACCAAATCAGATGTGGTGTCTTCCACACCAAAGGCGGTCGACTCTTCAAATGTACAAATGTCACTTGCCGAAAGGTCTCTAGCGTCACCTCGTATGATGTAACAAGTATTCGACTCGTTGACATCCAGTGAGTCTCGGTTACCCGCGTTGTCGGGTGCGCTTAGTATTGCAGACTCAGTTATTCCAGCCACCCTAACTGGGTTGAAAGAAATAGCTCCTGCGGCATCCGGGTCAAAGTTAGGGTCGTTATCGAATGGGTCAGGTTGAAAGTCAAAGACTAACGTTGATAAGTCGTCCTCAGCCTCAGCGTATATGGTGAAGGCACACGTGTTGGACTCGGTATACCCGAACACATCTAATGCCCGAGCTATAACAACGTTCAGGTCGCCGATGTCCTCGGCTACGTCCATAAACGTCGGGGCGTCACTAGCGGTCAACTCCACTTCATTCAGGTCGCTTATTGTAGCTAACTCCATGAACGTGGAGGTGTCGGCTGCACCTAGACAAAGGGCCCCATTCAACAGGAACCTCTGACCTTCTGTGAGCGTCACTGAGTCGCTCGCTGAGACGTTAAACACCGCTGTGGCGTCTCCATTATCTGTGATGGAGATAGTCTCTGTCGCTGGACGTGGGGCCTCGAAATTGTCACATATGACAGTCTCTGCGAAGGTGACCGTATCTGAGCCACCAGCATTAATTTGCTCTGTGAGATCCACCGTCTCTATGAACTGAACCACATGGTTACTAATGCGAATCTCTGACAGGTCCGGGACGTTGGTCACGAACTGTAGGACTTGGTTGGATACGCGAACCTCTGACAAGTCTGGTTGGGGCTCAACGACCTGTAGTCTGTGTTGTGTAATTCGTATTGACATAGGTTCTCTCGACGTTAATTACGTGTGATACCGAACTCAGTTGCGTCCAGTGCGGCTTCTGTCCACGCGGCTGAATTGGCGGGGTTTAGGTCATAGGTTTCGTGGTAGGCAAGGAAGTTTTGCGTACCGACTGTCAAATTTGAGTGGTTACTGTTGGTACCACCTGTTCGTGTGGTAAACTGAACATTAACAGGTGTTGCATCCGTGGCACGCATGGTGACAGTTTGAACCACCCCGATGACATTCCCCGTTGGTGCGGAGGGGACGTGTGAATATAACTCAGTCTGGCCGGGTGCTGTCGACTCAACAAAGGTGGTATCACCATCTGAACCCAACTCATCTACGAGTTCAAAATGATCACCGGGGGCACTACCAGAGAAGTCTGTTACGCCACCATCGGCATCAGGGAGTAAAGCCCTGATCGTGATCGGTCCCAGAATGTCGTTATTGACTGGGCCCGTGGTGGAACAGACATAGATATCATCGAATGCGAAGTTGGCACCATTTAATTGGAACCCTATCCAACCATCATCATCACCAATATTCAAGTTGGTATTGAGGACTTCAACACCATCTAGGTGGATGACCACAGGTTGTGCAGAGAAGTTAGTTGTACCCATGTCAAACTTGATCTCTAGGTAGTACCACTGGTTGGGGTTCAAAGAACCAATAGCCACCTCTGGTGAGGTAAAGTTGTGGGGGTCAATACTTAGAACACCAGACGCGCCGATTGTGATCTGAAATGCTGAGAAACTATTTGCACTAGTGTTAGAACCTCGAAGCTGGAAAATGTTATCTGCGATGAAAGATGGGGGTGTCAAGAATGCAAAGCCGATAACCCCATCCGTGGCACTTGTGGTATTTATCAACGGTGTTATCAACCTGTGATTAGCCAGACTACCCATGCTTACTGCATTTCCGCCTAACCTTCCAGCTATTAACGAACCGGGCGTGCCAGAAACTTGTAGGTCAGAACCACCCCAAGTCGGGAGTTCGTTGGTTAGTGCGTCACCAGTTAAACCAGAGTCAATCCAGTCGAAACCTTCTGCGAAAATTAAAGACATGGTAGTTGTCCTTCTATATAAAAGAAAAACCACCGAGCAGTGGACGAATCCACCACCCGATGGCGGGAGAGAGTCATTAGGTTGAGATTGTGTAAGTCACACGAAGTTGGTCGTTGACTGCTACAGTCTTAACTCCACCATCGAGAGTTGCACCAGACCACAGGACGTTGCCCGCGTCGGTATTCCCTTTGGTGTCAGCACCGGATGTACCTCCGACGATCATCAAGCCGACAATATCATTGCCGACTGTTACGTCGAAAGTGGCTACGGTGCCAGTTGTTGTTGAGCCGGCTGCGGCTGCGGCGGGTACCCACTCTGGGCGGGTAGTGGCCGAACCACCATTGGCAGTATCAGTGTAATCCGTGAACTCGGTGAAACCATTTGTGACGTAGGTGTCTGTTGCCTGAAATGAGACAAAGCCACCGTTAATCACAAGTCCGACGTACCAGTCAGTAATCTGAGTAGCACCCATGAAACCAACATCCAAAAGATGGTTGCGGCCTTCAATGGTCACGGTGTTTGGAATTTCAGTTGAGTCAATGATCTTTCCGTCACGAATGACTTCCAGTGTAAACTTACCTTCAACAGATAGTTGTTCTTGCATAGTGATTCCTTTGAATCTAAATGTTATAGACTGGAAGTTCCACGTCGGAACTCTTGTCTGATTGCTCTGGCCAACGTGCGGCCTTGTTGAGTGTTAATAGGTTGTGAAGTTGTTAAGTTCACGTTGATGTCACCAACAGTAGTGTTACCACTGTTCTGTCGGAATGACGGGTTCTGACCAGCGTTGATAGCTTGGATCTGTGAGAAGAACCTCGACGTATCACGGCTGTTGATTACCGACTCACCGGGGGCGAGTAGTGCAGGTATTGAGTCCACACCTCTGGCTCCAGTTGTACCGTTTTGTAAGAATAGTGGTCCACCGAATTGGCGAGTGATTGCACCACCAGACGCCACGAGTTGTGGTGTCACGCGGATGGTGAATGCGCCACCATCCAATGTTTGTTGGATGTTTTGCACCACACCTGCGGCTGCCGTTGTACTTAGTTCCGGCTCAATTGGGATTTGTGCCGAACCTTGTAAATTCAACTCAGAATCACTGGTATCAATCACAGGTTCAATCACAGCTTCAACCGGCTCTGCTATCTCCAGATCAGTCTGTAAAAACTCAGGGGTGGCAGTTTCCAGTGCAGAAAAGACTTGTGCGGGATCAAATTCAAGATCCCCGCGTAATGCTATCGCAAAGTTTTCAAATGCCTCTGGATCAAAGTTAGGTACGAATGGTGCCTGACCTGGCCCTGTCGGTGCCCGAAAGCCGGGACTATCTGGAAGACCTGCTGGTGGTAACGATGCCCTACCCCCACCACTACTCAAACCACCAAAGGTAGCCGGCCGAATGTTATTTACCCTACCCAAAGTACTCAGGGTACTCGGGATTGGCCCCCGCTGTTGTCCAGCGGGTTGGTTTGTAATACTACTAGAGGTAGCCTGATTAGCAGCGAGTTGGTTACTAAGTTGCTGCTGAGGTGTCAGGTTGAAGCTGATATCAGACAACAACCTGTTTCTTACTAGAGCCTCATCTTCGAGTACTGTCGAGCCCTCATCTTGGTTACCATTAACAACAGCCTGATCTTCTGGGGAGATTAGAAACTGGGTGGATGGTAATTGGATGTCAGTGTTAGGTGAAATTTCAATACGATCAAAGGCGTCACTAACTTCATCAGCAGCCGCTTCTGCGGAGCCGGGTGCTAACCTAGGAGTTACTTCTGAACCATTGTCAAACTGTTCCTGAACACTGTTTTGTATCACACCATCCGCATCTAGGGTGGCGCGCGTCACTACCTCCGCAACCGTAGGCTGACTCAGTTGTGCGCGAGCTTCCTCAAGAGATACTGGTTCAGCCTCAGCTATGATCTCAGCCCGAACCTCTGTTGGGAACTGTTGACCCAAGGCGTCCTCTAACGTATTCCTAGCAGCCGAGCCATTTTGAATGTTTGTAAATTCTTGTTGGGAAGGTAAAGGGTTATTCTGGAGCGTGTCGAAAGCCGTAGCACGCCGTTGTGAAGCGAGGCTAAAATCCTCTTGGGCGTCTTGAACAGCCTGCCTCTGAGTAGAGTCTAAGAAAGGTAGAAAATCTCTTAACGCTCGGGTCAAGGTGGTCGCAGCTTGCGTACTTTCGGCTTGTGTTTCGGCATTTCTGCCGAGTGACTGTGCCAGAATTAACTGGGTTCTAAGCGTGTTAGCAGTTGACTCTACGTCCTCCTGTGAGTTAAGAACTCCCAACGATTCAAGAAGGCTCGTGGCAAGTGGGTCGCGATCCCTGAGACTATCATTAGCTGTAACCACAGATTCGATTGTATTAACCAATGTGTTTATCGTTTGGTTAACATCTGACTCTGCTTGGGTCTGCTGGACCTCGGCATCTGAGCGTAAGTCAACAGTCCTTTCTAAGTCCGTCTCAGCTTGATTCTGTGCGTTCAACGCCGACAGCAATTCTCTCAAAGTGCCTACTTGTCGGTCTGTTGCACGCTCGATAGCGGCAATGGTTGGTTCATTAGCAGCACGTAGAGACTCGAAAGGTGATTCGGCAAGTGCCTCTTCAGCTTCAGCGTCCCTAGCCTGTATAATTTCCGTCAACCTACCTTCAGCCGACACTTGTCGTTCTAAGATTTCCCTTAAACGTTCCACGGCTAGTGCGACCACACGTTGGTCACCTGTACTTTGAGCAAGGCTCACAGCCCTTTCGCCCGCAGCACGTGCGTCCGCAAGGTCTTGTATCCCTTGTTCATTAGTGGCGCGATCAGTGGAATTCAGGTTTAATAGACCTTGGTTCAAATCACGGGTGGCGTCATTAAGTAGGTTCTCCACTTGCTGGGTAGGTGTGGCATCAATCCGAGATAACTCACGTAGTGCATCCTGAAGGTCTTCAACTCGCTCTGTTGAGGCGGCTAAATCACTATCAGTGGTGTCCGTGATATCGCGTAGGCCTTGAAGGTATTCTTCCCTACCTGCTGAAAGAGCTTGGAATGTACCTTCGGTACTATTTCTAAGTTCTCCATTTTGCTGGTTTAATCGACCGATTTGGCGGCTAAAATCTGCTTCTATTCGAGCGATAAACCCTGCTGTAGCCCTTGCGGAGGCATTCAAGTCATTGACGGCGTCTCTGCGTAGTCCTTGGAAAGCAACTCGGGCATTATCAATAATACCTTCGCTTTGTTCCAAGGCTCGATTTTGTTCACCAATCAATTCTTCTAGTCTAGCCGCGCGGATGGCACCGATTGCTGCCACTAATAGACCAATACCTACTGCGGCCGCACCTGCGGCCAAGTTCAAGGTAAGGGTCGCGTTTCTTGCCGCTACGGCTGCTAAGGCTTTAGCAGCGAGGGCGCGTTCAGATGCTGTGGTTGCCAACTGGAAAGCAATTTGTGCTGTGGCGCCCGCAGACGTTGTTGTTGTCAACGCGGCCATTGCGGCTGTCACACCTGCTAAGGCTGTTCTAATTGCCAGTCCAACTGTCAATACAGTTCCGAAGCTTACAGCTAAATTCGTCACTGCCTCGGCAGCTTGTTCCGGTCCGCCAGCAAACCTTACTAGATCTGCACCTAACCCTAGGATGGCTTCACCCACTTCGAGGGTCTCATTCTGTAGGCGGTTAAAGGTCTGGTTTAGGACTTGCCCATCAGTATCAAGTACGTCCAACGCACGTTCACGTGCGAGTGTCGAACTCGAATCTTGCAGACGTTCAAAAGAGGCGGTTAGATCATCAGCGTCTCTACCTAATAGAGACAACACACCTGTGGAACCCCGGACGTTTGGAAACAACCTGAAAAAGGCTTCATTGTTTCCATCTGTGGTTTCTTGTAGTAACTGGAGGGTACGTATCAGACCAACTGATTGTACAGCAGACTGGGCTGATTCAAAACCAATTTGAGTGATTGCTGCTGAAAGTTCTGTGGTTGGACGTGAAAGGCCGTTTACGATACCTCTAAATTGTGTTAAGGTCTCAGATGTTCTGAAACCATCCTGAGAGATATTAGCTAAGGCTGCGCCTAACTCACTGAAGTCTACACCAAGCTGGTTAGCTGGGGCTCCGATACGTCCGAATGTGTTCGCCAGTTCCGAAGCTGTAATTCTACCTTCATCGATGATCGCGAAGAAAGCAGAAGATGTTTCGGCTGTCTGTTCAACTGTTCTGTCATAACCAATCTGTGCGGCAGATAAAAGGTCAACAGAGTCAGTGAGGGTTGAGTTAGTAGCCGAAGCGAACTGTGCTGCCTCAGCGGTGAATTGGAAAGTTTGGCTCAGTGTGCCCACTTGGTTAGAAAGTGCATTATAGGCAGCTTCCGCAGCCTGTACGGCACCGATTCCGAAGTCATTCGAGACATCCAGAACTTGACCCTGTAGAATGTCATTAGTTGTTCGTCCATTGACCTCACTTTGAAGCGTACTGATTAACGCTACTTGACGTTGGAGTTCGGCGGCCTCTGTGACTGCGCCTGCGAAGCCCGCCCGGATTGCTCCGAGTGTAGAAACAATCGCTTGTGTAGCAACGACGCGGGTTAAGGTCTGCCATGATACTAACAACCCATTTGATGCACCTGTTGCACTAAGTGTTTCAGTTGTGAGCCTCTGTACGGCGGCCCTAGCAGATGTTGCTCCCCTAGAAACCCCAGAGAAAGCCTGAGTACCGCCCGCACCCGAAACTGCGCCAATAGCGGCATTTGTCCGGGTAAACGCACCTTGTAATCGGTTCAAGTTATTGATCGCTTCCGTGGCGTCAATAATATATGTTGTTCTTAAATCCATCTTACTAGCCTAAGCGGAAGGTACGTGTTCTGAGTGTTAATTGATTGGGTAGTGAAATACTACCTGATACTTGGTCTTCTGCGGCGGCTGTTGCTCTAGCCACAAAGTTGTATGGTCCGGGGTTCGTCAAGTTAAACCCAAAATCATTTGCATTGTTAGACTCATTGAAAACTAGGTGTGGAAGTTCAGTGGTGTATTCAAATGAGAACACTGGCCCGTCCAGATCTAAGTCACCTGTACTATTATTCACACCTAGGTCGGTTCGACTGTTGACTCGGGGGGAAATCGTAAGTGGTAAATTCAGGGCGTCAGCTATGGCGGTAAAAGTTGCCTGTGACGCACCTGAGTATACAGGTATGATTGATACCGCAGTTGACACATACTCTATAGCCGCCCGCTGAATTCTATCTGAAATATCTGCTGCTATTGCTCGTTGCATAGCTTCGATATCTAGGGTTGCTGTTTGTGTTCTCACAGTAATCGACATTATATACCTCTCGATATTTGAGCTAGTTTTGCGGACACCTGTTGTTCGTCATGTGACTTCAGTTGGTCATATGCGAGTAACTGTCCCTGCACCTGTGCAGAGCAGTCCTCCCATGTATCTGCCAAACCCGGAGGCCTGACGCCGAAGCGTTCGCAGGCCTTCCAGATAGCGAAATCCATGGTGCGGTGAGGGGCGATTAGTCGGTTTGCGACTGTGCCTCCTGCGAACGTAGAAAATTTTCGCGGGCAGCCTCAACTGCCCGTTCGTTCAAGCTGTTGACGGTTGAGACGAAGTTCACGATACGTGTCTTGTCCATCTCATTGAAACCTGCGTCGGAAAATTCTTCGTCCCACTTACCCCAAGTCTTGGGATCTTCAATGTCCAAGGTTTCAAACTCACACTCATAGAGGGTCTTTAGGATTAAGTACCCAAAGTGTTGTTGAGTATAAGCGTTCATCTGTGCGATGTAACCGGGGTTTTTGAAATCCTTTTGGTTACCCGCTGGCGTCTGGGACAGTGGCGGCTCGGGGCGTGTGCACTTCTCTTGAAACTCTTTAGGATTTGAGTCAGCCCTACCACGGATAACAAGGCTCTCACCTTTACCGCGAGGTAATACTAATACGTCCTCAATAATGCCACGAACTTCTTGGCCTGCAATTTTCATCTGTATCTCTCCAAAGATGGGTTTTAAATTCTCTTAACTCGACGTTGAATTAAGAGTAAGAACCCCAACAGGAATTGAACCTGCTCCACGAATGGCTGCTACCAGCAGAGGGTTTGTGCCCAAGTGAGTGTTTACCCAAAGGGGCGGGTATACTTTAGCCGAGTAGTTCAGGCAAGATACGCTCAGAACGGGCTTCTGTACGGTTACTTCGACCAGTCACTGCGATAGACGCATTGGTCAAGTCATAGGACAGTTGGTCGTAACGGAACTCTTCAAAAGTGATAACATCACTTTCTACCACAACCTGTGTACAAGCTGGGGTATGTACCATGACGAGATCAACGGCGAAAGGTTCACAAGGATCATCACCAGTGCTGGGCCAGTCGGCTGCGGCACCAATACCTTTGATAGCTTCCACGATTGAGATTGGTTCATTGGTACCAGTGGTGACGTTACACCAACGGAAACCAAGGTTCAATGACACTGGGGCCTCGTCACCCTCTGTAACACCGCTCAAGCGACCACGATCAAGATCATAGTCGATGTTGCGATCTTCTGTATATGTCAAGTTGTTGTCACCAAGGACTACTGCGACCTGTTGGAAACCAACAGTGATTGCGGCACCATCAGCGATGGTTGAACCGGTGGCGATGGGTGGTGAGAATGTGATGGTGTCAGTGTCACCATTTACATCTTCAGTCGTGGCTGTAACAGTGTGTCGCGTAGGTGTAGCTTCACCAGCGATTTGAAAAGTTGCACCGACTGGTACTGTTGTGTCCATCAAAAGATTGGTAACAACGTTGTTAAGAGTCAAAGTTACCGCACCATCTATAACTCCCGCAGCGTCATTGACGGTTGCTGTGCCGTTTAGGCCGGAGCGTACATAGATTTCGGTAGCTTGGATACGAATAGCTGAGGCCATTTGTGTGTTCCTTATAAGGTTGGGTTTAACTGTCCAGCGAAGTTGCTGTCAAGTTTCTGACCATGAATACGTCAGGTCATATTTCGTTAAGGTGCCGGTGTGCGATTAAGTGCTTCGGCATTAAAGGTTACTGTGTAGGCTGCTGTAGCCATCCCTTGCCTCACCCTGTCGTTCTCGTCAGGTTGATTAAAGTTGATGACTCGCACGCCAAGGTTGCTACCTTGATAAACGTGCAGGCAGTTGATACAGGTTCCATCATCCACTTGTGGGTCTGGGCCACACTTGTAGATTGGAATGGGTTGGTCCAGAGCCTCACAGAAGACGCCTAGATAGCGGTCGATAATGTAACGGTCTGTTTTCTCTTCGAAGTTAGACGTGACTAAACAGTTCACGAACACTCGAAGTTCATATTCTTTTTCGTCGGCGGTTGAAATCAACGGGCCGGTTGTTCTGATTTCCACTCGGTGGGGCGTCTCCAGAAACTCTGTTGTGCGGTCTTCCACACCAGCAACAAGTGAAGCTATCTGTTCTGAGTTCGCAACTTCTTTCAGATAGTTGACGATAGAAGACTTGATCCATCTTCCCCAATGCCGCTTAAAGAGTTGAGCTTGCTGCATTGTTATCTCCGATAGGTAGGGTGTCTTCTGCACAGACTTCGAATACTTGACAACCGACGTCACCATGGACGGCGTCAGCGAAGATTATCCACGCCCCGTCAACTTCGAATTCTGTAAACTTTAGTATTTCGTACTTGCGGCCTCGGTAGACTAGCCAGTCTTCTTCAGTGAGGTCCAAGCCATCTGCGTCATCGGGGTCGATAAGGAAGGCTCGGGATGAGACTGGGTAGGTGCCTCCGTAAATGAACGGGCGATCAGGTGCGGTCTTGGGAACGTTCTGGACGAACTTCGCGAAGACGTTGGCAGGCAGTACGATGACATCACAAAGGGTTGTGACATCAAGGGTTTGATTTGGTATGCCGGTTTTCAGGTCAACACCAGAGGACGTTCGTTTGTAGATACTTACATCTTCATCAGAACCATACTCGGTTTGGAGTAGACTCCAGATGTGTTCAAATCTGTTCGAGAATTGGCTCATGTTGATTATCCTGATTGGAAGATTTTACGAATCCATAGTGCGACTTCACCTATGATGATGGCACCAATGGAAAACGGTGCAGCCTGTAAGGCAAACAGTGGCATCAAGAAGGGTAGGAAGCCGAACACAGCCATCGCACTCAGGTCGGTGTGGTACGCCGCAGCGAATATGGAACCCACAACGATGAGTACTGTTGTCAGTAACCACACCAGAGGGTATATAAAGATCCGTTGCATGTTTGTTTATCCGGGGTTAGAGACGAAGGCGGTCAGACCTCGCTCACGTTGTTTCTTCAGTCTGCGGCACAATGTGGTTTGGGGCACACCTAATCGCCTTGAGGCTTCTAGTTCCGAAGGAAACGTTATCATGTCTACGTTGACCTCTTTGGCATTACCGGACACCACAGGGCGGTTTAATGGGATACCATCTTTCAAACGTTTACGAAGTGTGGCTATTTCCAAACCATAAGCTTTCGCGGCTTCGGGATAGTTCTTGTATACTACACCTTCGATCTCGACTTCAAACCGGCGTTCGAAAAAGTCCGACCGGATGTCTTCGATACCTAGTTCTGTTTGTTTTTCGATTAGTAAACGGATGTGATCTCGTCCCACGCCTAATGCGAGTGCTGCGGCCCCATACGAGGGGTAGTATATACCATCAATCGTGCAGGGTTTACTACAGTCTGGCCCAGCTTCGCCTCCCGGACATATGTTGTAACCAAAAGGTGACAGTGTTCCATAATCGTCAATTAGGCAGGTTTCTAATTCAAAGGCCTGTTCACGTGTGGGGCAGGTTATGATTTTTGCGTATGTGAAATTCTCTTGACCATACTTGTTGATGGCTTTTGGTAGGATTGAACTTTTATCATTAACTTTGACGTGTTCTTTCCATCGACGCCCAAAGTCATTGGTTATTCCCACATACTGTTTACCGTTCACTTTGTTGGTGACTAGGTACACGTGTGTTTCTTCTGACATCTAACTCTCCCAAATTAGGTTTTGAAATTTTTCTAAAGGGGCGACGGTTGGTCGCCACTTCGGAAAAACTTCTAAACTAGGTTACCCACTATTGGGTAACCTTTTGTTTAGGTTTTTTGTTCTTTGGACTAGCCTAGGAACTGAATCCCCATCCTGTCATCTAAGATCTTGACACCGCAAAGTGTGTCAAGAGTGACGCGGGTGCCCTGACATTTCGAGTCATATTGCATGACAACGCGGATGCTCATGTTGTCGCTGCTCATTGTAGAGGCTGCAACACCAAGGTTTCCGCTTGGAGACGCCAGTGGGCGGTTCACAAACGAAATCGCATCGCGGTGGAATGCAAGGTTGAAGTAACCAGTTGGTCCCGGGAAGACGCTCTGGCCAGCAACTACGGCTGACTCAAGTGGGCGATCCAACAGGATAGTCTGGTTAGCACCGTCGTTGCAAGTTTCGATGACAGAATAAACCTGACGGTTTGCACCTGTGCCGAAAGCAACGCACTGCCCATCGACAAGTGACATGCCAGCTACGCTGATGTACATTGAGTACCCTTGTGCGTAGGCAGCTTGTGCTGTCGTGCTAGAATAAACGCGAATCACAGAACCGCTGACTGCACCGTACTTAGACGGGCCAGCAGGTGTGATGTCTGTCGCAGTTGCGGCAGAAACAACCTGAGGTTGATCGTTACCTTCAACAACGAAGAACTCTCCAGCTACAGCAGGTGTAGGCAGTGTTACTGCGAATGGAGCGTCAGAACCAGCAAGCACGTTAGCGTCTACTGTTCCGATGACTTCGGCGTTAGAAGACATAACACATGGTGTGTTCTGTCCTTTGAAGATGTCGAAACCAAACAGGTTACCAATCTGTGCGCGACGCAGGGCGTCAGCAGAACCAGACTCGTTAACTGCTGTGAACAACTGTGTGTTCAACAGGGCTTGGTAGCTCTTAGGTCCGAGGATCAGACGACGGTCTGTCTCAGGAACGTTCAAGCAAGACAAAGCTGCATCAGCTTCAGTGATCTGAACTTGAGCGTTAGCAGAGCTAAGACCGTTCAAGCGTCCAACAGAGTTGCTGAACTGGTGTACCTGACCGATGACTGCACGGTCGCAACCACGGGCAACAGCGTAAACTGCTTCCTTAAGGTACAGGTTCTTCAGATCCAAGAAGGACTTAGAGTACTCTGCGTCCTTGATGATGAAAGAAGAGTAGATGTGCTGGTCAAGCTTGACTGCACAGTTGTCGCTGATAGCGTCTTGTTCTTCAACGCAATCGACGTCTGTCTTACGTTGTGTAACGAACTTGCGAGGGCGACGTGTGTTAACAGTATCGCCGTACTCTTGCAACTGGTCCTCAAAGTCACGATGTACCAAGCGAGTGGCAATCATGTTTTCTTCAAGAGTCGCAAGAGACTCCATTGCCCAGTGCTGTGGGATCAACGCTGAGTTGTCATTACCAGCACCATCGCCGAGACCCATGTCTCGTGCAGGCTTTTGTGGGATTGAAAAATTTGTGTATTTTTCCATGTTTCTATTTTCCTACGGAAAGTAAGTTGTGCTGGCAACCCAGCGGGAAAGTTGAACACTCACGCGAGTGGTCTTAGTTTTTTTCGCCTCGTGTGTGGGCGAGATATTCCTTGTAAGACATCGAAGCGATGTCTACTTGGTTTGGGTTCGAGTTAAAACCTACGCCAGTAGCTCCACCACCGATACCGGAGGCGACGTTACTTTTGAATAGGTTCCCGAACTCAGCGGGGATTGTCTTCATGTGCTTGACAGCTTCAGCCGGTGTGAATACGAGGTACTCATCATCAGCGGAAGTTGACTTGTCATTAGGGAAGTGGACAAGAGCCTTTTTCCCATCTTCAGACAACTTTGTGTAAGGTTTGAGGTGAACCATCGATAGGCGAGGGTTGTATGCCTCTCCGTCTTCGAAGGCTTTCATTAGTGCGGAGTCGATGATGTTTTGGTCACGTGTCGCCTTCAGAGCAACTACCTCGGCCTGAGCCTTAGCAAGCTGTTCTTCGTACTCGGTCTTGATCTTAGCCTTTTCATCAGCTTCGATTTGGGCACGAGTTTTCAACTGCTTTTCCAACTCTTGTTGGGCTGCAAGCAAGCTGGCACGTTCTTCATCGTTTAATGCAGTAGTTTCTGAGAGGGTTTGAAGACGAGCTTGTGTAGCTCTCAGTTGGTCTTGCATCTTGGTCTTTTGTTTCGCAAGTAAAGCGTTAACCTTTAGCTGTTGTTCTGGTGTGAACTCTTCGGTGCCTTGGTTGGCTACAACGTCTGCTGCGTCGGCGGCTGCCTTTGCGGCTGCGGCTGTTGCTTCTGCTTGGGCGACTGCTGCTGCATCTGCGGCTGCTTGTGTTGCGGCTGCTTGTGCTGCTGCTTGTGCTGAGGCATCTACGCCTGCACCTGCGTCATCACCATCGCGGCTTGGTACTTGTGGAATTGAAACGAACTTGTTTGTAAAAGTCATAGGACTACCTTTTGCCTTAGGATTGTTTGACAGGTCCAGACCCCTAAGTTAGGCTGG